TGAAGCCTGCTGAGGTACCTGCAACGGTAACAGCGGTTGTTGTAAGAGCTGTCTGGTCTGCACCTGACTTAGCATTGTAAAGACGTGAAGACTCAACGAAGAATGCGCCTTCGTAATCTCCGATTTCTCCTGCCCAGATTTTATCTGCAGCTGGAGCTGTTTGTGCGTGAACGAAGTTCCAGCCCATGTTTCCGGTTTCTGCACGAAGGTCGTGTGAAACTTCTGGGTGAATACCTGTCCAGTACAAGGAACCACGGCGAGCCTTGGCCTTGTTAGCACGGAGCTTAGCGACAGCCTTACGGATGTCAGCTGAGTCAATTGTATCAGCAGCATCTACGTTAGCAACAGCAGTTGCGTTGCCTGCGTAGATGTTGTTTGAACCGGAGCGAAGAGTTGTCATCGCAACTGAGTCGATGGAGTCAGCGAGGTTGTATGCAATAATGTTTGCAATCGCTGGGTCGACATCTGCGAGTGAGAACAACTCGAGCGCACGGGTTACGAGAACTGCATTACCGTACTCGTTAAGAGTGATAGTTACAGTTGTAGGTGTTGATAGAGAAACTGCATCTGGGTCAGTTGTCTCTGTTAGAGCTGTTGTAGCCTGGTCTAAATCGACGTACTTTTGGAGTACAACGGTTTGTCCTGGGATAGCTTGGCGAGCAGGACGCTTATCTGCGACCGAACGGATTAGGGGTTCGGAGCGGAGAGCGAACTCGAGAAGACGGTCATACGCCTTCTGTACGAGACCTGCGCCACCAACGGAACCACCGAGCGAGGTGCTCGCGGTTGACGTATATTGGTTTGACATTAGTTTTAGTCTCCTATGACTATGAACGGATTATTGTTGTGACTGGAGAATGGATAGCAGTTCTTCTGCTGAGCCTGCTTGAGACAAGCGTTGCTCTATATCCAATCCTCTATCAGGTGTCACAGCACCCTGTGTCAAGATATCTTGCTGGCGTAGCCGTGCAAGGTCTTGTGTATCAACTGGTGCTTCCTGCTGTTGTACCTTGATTCCAAACAAGTCTGCGTTATCATCGAGCCAGTGCGAAACTGACTCCTCATTAACATCATCCAAGTCTTTCAATACAAGGCGTGCAGCCTTTTGGTTGACACCTTTCTTTTCTAGGACTTCTTTGACAAGTCGCTCACGCTGCGTCTTGGTTAAACCCTCAAGCTGCTCAGTGAGTTCTTTGATTCTTTTTTCGTCTGCTCGTTTAGCTTTACGGAGCTTCTTTAACAAGTCGCTCTCAGTGCTTCCGAATGACTGTTCAGTCTCAAAGTCATCGTCTTCTTCGTCCCAGTATGCGTTGCTCATAGCAACCTCCACCCTTCTATCGTTGTTAGTCGCAAGCCTCAGTTCAAGGTGGGGAGTCTTGGCTGGCTCTTGCTACCGGTCTATACGCTAAGTGGGGCCGGTCGGTCCACTTAGGATTCTATATTCTTCCGCCTACTGCTCTGCTTTGAGATTTGAGACGGCCTTCTTCTCCAGCGAATTCTGCCTTCTCTCTGCTAACAATTGCCTCTCGAGCCTTCTTGGCTTCAATACTGCCCAAGTAAGCTTCCTTTTCGGCTTCTAATTGTCCATACTGCTGATAACCATCAGCATAAATTGAGCTTAGAAACTCACCACGACCCATTACGTCGGCCACATATGCAGAAGCTTTAGCAGCCTCAGCTGCGTCTGTACCAGCTTGTAACATAGCCTCTACGCCAATTGTGCCACGACTTACATTTGTATACGGTGCAGCTTTATCACCAGCGAATGTTGTAGCCTGTAGACTTGTTCCAAGATTCTGAGCAAGTGCTGCCGCACCAATCTCAGCAGCTTGAACCTTGCGCTGAATTGCAGGTAGTTGAGTCGTTGGGTCTAACACATACGCCATCAAGTCTTGTGTGGTAAGTTCTGGATAGAACTTAAGTAGTGCCTCTTTGACTTGAGGAATGGAGTTATTAACTCTGTCATATACTAGCGAGACTCTGCCAGCTACCTCATCTGGAGCTACATCGTTCCCGATAAATTTAGCATATTGTTCTCTGTTTTCAAACTGATTTAGTCCATATGCCTTAAAAATCTTTTGGTATGCAGCTTCATTTGCTAGATATGTTTGGTCATCAAGCGGGGCTAGGCCATTAGCCATACGAACTTTGTTTCCAGAAAACCTGTTGAGATATGGTTCATTATATCTTTTATCATATTTCAAAAGCAGCATAGCATCTTCAGAGGATATGTCTGGGTATGCCTCACGAATCTTAGCAATTACATCTACCAGGCCTTCTACTCCGATTGCAGACAATGCTGAGTAAAGAGCAGTTAATCCAGCGCTACCCCCGAAGAGACCTTTGTTTACCGTTTTTTGCTGGCTTGCTGTCAAGTCCCCAAAATCGGTGGTAGTATCTGAATAGAAACCTCTTGTAAAAGCTTCTTCTCCCTCTGCAAAAAGCTTATCACCTTCTGCCATTTGATTCTCTGCTTCTTCTGCAGCTTTTTGTGCAGCAGCAGCAAAAGCATCAGCGTCCGCCATGGACTCATCGCCCTCAAGCTCGTTTAACAAAGATGATAAATACTTTTCAGATTGTCCAAGTATTGAATCTATAGAGCCAGCAAGGGTAAGAGTGCTTTTAGCGATAGTTTGTTTTGCTGGGTCTACTACTCCAGGGACTTCTGTAATCGAATCGGTAACAGGGATATCAGGAGAAGATGAGTATGGCTCCCTGTCTTCTTCTGGAAGCTTAGATTGAATTCGTGCCCACTCGGCAGCAGTGTACTTTTTGGGCATTTACTTTTTTCCAATCTCTATTATGATTTTTCCATCACTATCGAATTTGGCATCATACTTGTTTGGGTCAAAATTTGGAACTATCTTTCTCTTTGATTTAGCAGTAGCCCAATCTTCTCCGTATACATTTAATGTCGGAGTCAAGGCGTCTCTTATCGAAGTTGGAGTATAGTATTTCTGTGTTGGAACCCTAGTCCCGTATTTTTCCATATTCTCTGCGGTACGTGGGGCAACATACTGAACCCATTCGCCGTCAACTTTTCCGCCAATCCAACTCCAGAAATAGATGTTATCTAAATCCATTGTGCCGGCTGGGCGTTCCATGAAGTTATATTTTGGACTTGTCCCTGCTCTCTCTAATGCCTTTTTAAGCATTTGTTCCTCGCGGATAGGTGCTTTTGCAAGTACCTTAGTCATGTCCAAATCGGACTTTACGCCAAGAACTGCTGGGTCAACATTACCTTTTGTCTTGAGCTCTCCAGTATTTGTTACTACAAATCCGTCTTTTCCTTTGTAGTTCATCTTGGATTTTATACTGGTTACTGGTATCTCGGCTGCAGAAACCAACCCTTTATACGTGTTGTAATTTCTTTCAGTGAGCGGTGCTTCTCTTGCGTACCACTGACCTGTTTCTTTTCCGCCATTCCATCCATAGTAACGGATTACTTTATTGCCCTCATCAATATATCCCTGAGGGCGTTGCGTAAAATTATATTTAGGGTCAGTTGCGGCTCTAGCCAAAGACCTTTGAAGGGCACCAGCTTCTCGCTGTTGCTTTAATTCTTCCATACGTTTCTTGCGAGTAGTCTCGACGTCAGCACCTGTTGTTTCTTGCTTTCTTTTAGCAGCAATTTCCGAGATGCTCAGTCCCTTGTATTTATTCTCACGTTTAACTGTTGGTTCGGTAATTGGTGTATCTTCTGCCATTATGCAGCACCTCCAAAGAAGTTTCTTAGCATTGCTGATGCGTCGTCAAATGTTCTTGCTTCGTACAACTTAGTCTTCTTGTACTCCGGTAATGTATATAGGTACTTCTCCCACTCTTGTGGGCTCATCAACTCTTTGCCCTTAAATACTGGGAACATCTTCGATATCTCAATTGAACTTTCAGGAACTCCGTATATCTTTGAATAGATTCCAGAGTAGGCAGCTAGAGACTCTCTTGTCGTAAGACCCTGTTCGAAGTACTTAGTCAGTGCTGGGAATGCAACCTGAGCTTGGACTGAAATCTTTTGTAGTGCGTTCTCTAAGGCTTGCCTGCTACGAGCGCCGTTAATGGCTTGCTTATAGATATCTTTTTCGCCAGCAGGAATACCATAATCATAGTATGCTTTACGCAATACGTTATAGGCGCCACCTACTGCACCCTTTTGGTAGAGCATTGTATCGGGCGACTTGTCGTCTTTGAATAAATCGATAGCTTTCTTCTGGACAAAATCAAATAAAAGTTGTTGTCTTTCTATGCTTGTCAGGTTACCGCCACGCTTTATTTCGAGATTGTTAATTGTCTCCACATAGTTATTGAGGAACTTTTTGTCAGCCTTCAAATCCAAGAAGTCTAATAGAGCTTGACTCAACTCAACCTCTAGCGCGGCAGCAGGGGTGAGATTTACTTTCTTGGCGCCTTTAATGTATC